CATATTTTTTATCACCCTCCGCAATTATGTCGGCGCTCCATAAAGGATATTCAGTTAATGCTTTCTTGGTTTTCCACCAAGGAGTGTTACTTAATACAGAGCCGTATTGTGTCACTAAAGCTCCGCCCAAAAAATTTTCATCTATAATACAAATTTCATTTTGCGGTATTCCCCTTTTTATTAACTCCATTACAAGAAGCTGCCCCGCAATACCAAAACCAACAATCACATAAGAATAATATGATGTATTCATCTTATTCTTATTGAATATTTAAATTACTATTAGATTTTTAGAAGCCGTCTTCTACTGTTCTGTTTCCACCACGGCTATTTATAAAATTGCGTTGATCGGGTGTTGTGCAAACACAGCCGCCATCGCAGGCGTAACTGGCGCCGCAGCATTCGGGTTTACATTGATTGTCTTTGAACATAAATAAATTATCTTGGGAAAGCTTGAATGGGGGATAATTACCCTCCAAAGGCTCATTTGGACGATTGTATCTCCAAGAACTCACATTGTTTCCTGTGCTCAGGCGAACTCCATCAAAAGGACCCATGGGCTTTGAGTCTAGTCCAGCAGCATTTTCCAAAAAGTAGGAAGTGAATCCCTCGGTTGTTCCTACACGCCCGTGAAATCCATAAAATGCTAAAAAGTTGGCTACTAATAATAAGACTAAACCTGTGATCAACACACCTGTGCGCATTTCTGATTAGGTTCTCTACTTTTTATTCATAACATAATTCAAAGTATCGTAGGTCTTGTCAATCTGGCTTGCGCCTATTTCTGTAAAATCACGCACTAAACTATATGTATTTCCAATCTTAATTCTGAAGACTTCATGCTCAGTCACTAAAAATAACCCCCGTGCTTTACATTTACTACTGCCACATGTTATGCCATCTGCCGTAGTCCAAAATCCCTCTTTATTTCTTGTCCAAACTCCATCTGAAATCCATTCGGGATTCTCTCCGCTTTCTAAACTAATTTGTCCTTCATAAATACCTAATACCTTTGTAAAACAATCATCCGCATAAATGGAATCGCCAATTTGAATGCTCTCTATCGGGACAACTCCGCGTTTCTCACAAATCACTTTTGTATTTGGACTTACCAAGGGAATTTCACTTGGATATTTTTCAAGTTTTGTTCTATTTGTATTTAAATTCTCATGAACCATACGAATCCATTCCTTTCGGCCCTGCTCATCCGATACTTCTTCCCAATCGCTTGCTATTATTTCAGTTTCCACATCACTCTTCAAAATAACTTCATGTTGAGTTGTATTTAAACAAATTAAGATTGGGAGCTTCTCAAATACAGCTTGGGCATTAGGATGATCCTGCGCTAAAATCCAGCGGTCTTCAAATTTTACACTGTGTGTCCCGCTCATTAATATGCCATCAAGTAAAATCAATTGTATATCTTTTGAGTCAACAATCAAACGACCAGTTACAATATTTTCAGATTTTGTTTTTGATGCTAAAGTATCGCCAACCTGGATTTCTCCCAAAGGCTTAATTTTTCCATTGGCCAATAAAACATTCGCCTTTGGATCTATACAAAACGCTCCACTCATTCCAGCTGCTGCTCCAATTCCTACAGAAACCATAACTGCTATTACAGCAACTATGACGGGTATTACTGGAAATAATACAAAAAAGAGAAAGAATATCATAGCAATCAAAATTCCTAAAAAAACCATAATCGCAAAAAACATAAAATCAATAAAATTTTGTATTAAAGTATTAATTGTTAATCCAGTGTAAAGAACGCTATACATTATTCCTTGAATTCGCCCCATTGCAAATCGCAAATGTTGCCATATTTTTAAAACGGTGGCTGAAATTAAACTATATTGTCTATATTGTTTATCTAACATCGTTCTAAATGTTTCCACGCCCCTTCTTAGCATATTTCGAATATTATTCATTGGACCCATAAAGGAATTTGTCACATTTACTTGATTTCCTAATACACCAACCGTGGGTGCCATAGCTTCTCGCGCAACTGTTGTTATAATTTTTCCAATACAATATGAAAAATTATCTGTAGCAAATTGTATTCTTGTTTTGGGGTCATCAGGCGGTTTTATAAGGCCAGCCGCAATCATAATTGGTAATTCACAACGTCTTTTTGGCCACTCTGAACGAATTCCCTCTATATCCGCTTTTACTAGCAAATAAGATACTATGCCAGTAAAAAGTAAAGTTGTAGCAACAGCAGCGAAATACTCGCCCATCCTGTTCAGTGTCTATAGGATTGTTTATTCACTTTGACGCTTAATACACCTTGATCGGGTTCAAAGCATTGCTTGTTGGTGTTTCCATATCTGGCGAATGAACTTCACACATATCACGTATTGTTACTCCATTAGATGTTGAAATACACGCTGTTTTCATAATTACGAATGTAATCATTTCTACAGGTATTTCACTGCGCTGTATAGATTGAACATATAAGTGACCTGCTCGCACCCAGTGTGTATTATTCCACACTAAAGTGCTTGGTGTTACTTTCTCACCTGTCGGCAGAAGCACCCACTCATATACATGTCGTTTACCTTTTCCAACCACTTTACCTGTCTTTAATATATCTCCTTCTTGGATGTCTTTGGCAGCCTTAAAAGTGCTGTTTACCATCTCAAGTTTCATATCAGGATCAACCGCAGGCTGATATAACCAATCGCGCGGAGCTTCAAGCAAAAAACCTCCATTCAAACGCTCCTCAGCAAGTATCATTGTTTCCTTATCCGATGAACTTGTTTCATCCCAGTCGGAAAAGATATAGTCTCCTAAAGGTATTTTATGATCATCCGTATCTAAGCAAATTAATGGTCGCTTAGAACCCCCTAGCCAAGAACCAGCTGGATGCGCATCAGGATGATTTCCTGATTCAATCCATTTTTCTTCATGCCAAATATAATGATTTGTGCTTACCTCAATTCCGTTTAAGAATACCATAGGCTGACCATCCGCCATAAAACGATAGACACTTGTTACTTTTGAACCAGTTTTCTCACAAATATCTCCTAAAACAACTTCTGAAATAGGAATCGTCCCTCGCCCCCTGATTTCTATTTTTGTCTCAGGTGCAAAACAAAATGTATCAATAAAACGAAATATAATTGTATCTCCAAAGTTTAATCCTGCGGTAATACCCGATGATCCCATATAAATAACTGAATACATCACAGCAAATACTCTGCCCATTAAGAATTGAATACGTTGCGCCATCTTACGTGTTTGCATAAATATTAATTTAAAACGAGAAGTAAATTCTTGAACTATTTTACTTATTCCTCCCATAAGAGTTGCCAACATCATACGTAAACTATTTAAGTTTTTAAGAAACTGTAATGTTGTTTTAATTATAACAGAAAGAATATTTTGAAATGGTCCTAAAACTGCGCCCATTTTTCCATTAAATAAACCTTGTAAACAATAATTAAAATTTTCACTTGGATTGTGTCCATACATTTTGGCAAATGGCATAACTGCGGGACTACATCTATATTTTTCCCATTCACGACTTACCTTGGCAACATCAACTGCTGATACTAATAAATAAGTTAAACCACCTAGAATACCGCTAATAATGATAAACCAACCCCAGGCTGACAATTGATTTGGTTGTATTTGTGGATCAGCAACAGATTCCATGAATCTCCTGCTGATGTAAACTGTTATCTCTTAAACCAACTTCACGAATATATGGTCTTATAATTTAAATCCAATACTCATTTATTTTAAATTTTAGCATATTTTTTCATAGGAAAGTTCTTGTAAACCCAGTCACGGTCCGCCTTAAACACCTTGTGCGCATCTGGGGCAGTTCGTATAGTATACTTGGCGACGGCATCCAATTTATGATAAACACTTAATGGCCCATATACTTCCATTGCCTTTTTCAAAGCTGAATGGCGCTCTGTTTCCGACTTATGTGCATTATATCCATATCGGGATAGTTCTCCTTTCTTTAATGGTCCAATCCCCTTTCCAGATCTAGGGCCCTTGCCCGGAAGACCCCGATCCTTTATACACGCCGCCTTTACAAGAGTTGATCCTGACTTGGGATATACGCGATATGTCTTGCTTCCGCGACGCACATTATACCCCGACTTTTTTAATGTTGACGAAAATTTACGCTTAAAAGGTGCTCGGAGAATATACCCTGCTGGACACTTTTTTGTTAAACCTAAACGGGCGCGTGTCCCTGTTAAACCTGTATTTCTTCTTGTATACAACATCTCTCTACTTCCTCAGCTATTTTTTAACACCTAAATCAAAAGCATGCTGTGTAGAAAATTGAAATAATACACTATATACCATTATACGAGATTCAGAAGATACATCTGCCACTTTTTCTATGATTCCTTTTAACTTTAAAAATGCCGCTCTATCGCGCCCTACACTAAATTTAGGCTCAGGAACTAATTGGCTATCAAGCATTCCAATATAATACGCAATAGACTGTAAAAAAAGAGCGTGAAAAGTCATAATTGAACCTAAATCGGCTGCTTCATGCTTCTTATCATTTGTAACTAAATGACTATACAACTGTTGTTTAAAATTAAAAATTGCTGCCTTTAATGTATCAAGATCCTTTAGCATATCCTCATTTACTTCCAAAATACTCAAGTTATTTGCTACAACATCTGTATCAGGTTTTTCAAGATTTAATGGTAAAATGACTGCAGATTCCATAGCCACACCTTTCCTAATACAATACGCTACTTATTTCTATACTTCTTTTTACACATACCATAGGAATGTCGGAACAAGATATACCAATTCTAGTTGAAAATAGTCATATTAAAAAGAATTCCGACACTAATATTGTAAAATTCAGAAAAAAACTACAAAATGGTTTTGAAACTCTTTTCCGATGGCTATTTTTCTGGGAAACTGATGATAAACGAATTGGAACATTTATACGATTTATACATCAATATTTTCTTATGGCAATTATTATTACATTCGTTTTAGTTCATACAATACTGCCAAATTATATTTATTTATTTTCACTATGGCTTACATCAACTATTATTTGGCTATTACATGTTACAACAGGATCTTGTGTTTTAACAAAGATAGAACATAAGCTTACAGGTGAAAAAATAACGGTCGCGGATCCATTCTTGGATCTTTTCCATATTCCAAAAACGAAAGAAAATATTATGGGAATTACTCTCATGAGTAGCACTGTGTTCTTTTTATTTTTATCTTTTGAACTTATCGCAAGAACAAGTTTACAGATTCGAAGTTTCTTAAAACACTCGCCATTTTCATTTTTTCTTTGATTTTACAAACATGAGAGACAAACTTATTAATCCTACAGCAACTACAACGCCCAAGAGGGGTGAAGAAATTGGTGTTGGTGTGTATTCTGCCATAAATCGTTCCACAACAGCATCGTATTTTGTATCTGTATCTGTTTGAATCTCTAATTGCTTAGCATCACGCATCATAATTTGTTCAGGTGATTTTGGATCTTCCGATACAACGGGAGCATTTACAACAGCTTGAACCTTTTTAGCAGCGGCCTCTTGTTGCGTTGCCATTCTTCTTTGACGCGCTAAAATATCTTAAACGATATTCATCTTAGCGTTTAGAATGTCTGGCCCACTTGATCTAAATAATCTATCCAAAGATGGCGTATTATCTGCTGTAGAAGAAGCTAAAAATGCTCCTACTCTATTTTCTCCAAAAGAGCGTGCTCAATATATAAGAGACCGCATTGCTGAAATACGGCGTCTTAGACAACTAGGTCAAAATGACCTACAAATTAAAGAAACTATGGGCTCCTTCGTCACTCAGTATCCAACCCTTTTTCAAATGGCGGTCGAGCCTCATTTTGATGAGAAAAAATTAAATATTATGCTCGGTGTTATGGATCGCATGGCAACTGGAATGTCCCAACATCAAGCTTCCGTAATTGTCGGACAAGTCCTCGCAAATGAATATATTAATCCTGTAGTAAATGGAAAACCGAAATAAATTATAATACATTCATTACTTCATTTTAAATTCACTTGGCATACGAAAATAATGACACCAAGAAATTGTCATATTTCTTTGTGATTCCCATAATGCTTGATTATCTATATTCTCATGATCTTTACAAAAAGATAAAACCTCCATTAAAGCTTTTTTCTGTTTTTCACATCTCTTTCGTTGTAAATCTTTTAAGAATGAATCAAGCGAATTATTTGACAGAAGTTTTGAATAGGAGACTGGTGGATCATGCGCCAAACCATCGCGTATCTTCTTTAAAAGAGATACAGCAATTCTTCTATCCCTATGCGCTCCCTTTCCAATAAAATACCACTCACTATTACAAGGCCTACTCGTAACTGGTTTGTAAAGTGTCCAATGAACAAAACATGATGACATAATTCTTATGATGTCTCTTGTAATAATGGAATTACAATCAAACATTTTCAAAACTACATCTCCCTCATGCGCAACACATTCTAGAAGGATAATACAACTACATACAATAAGGCGTAAAATATTCTTTTCCTGATTTGTAAAATCTTCACTAAAATCAAATCCGCCATCTGCCGTCACTAAATGTGCTCCATAACTCCCAACTGCTTCTTGACATGCCGCTTGATTTTCAGGATCATAAATGTCTCCTGTTTTCTTCGGGCCAAATAATAAATAAATATTTGTGTGTTTCTGTAGGAATTGACTTGCTCTTTTCCACCCAGGAATCATTACATGTGTGCTTTTTAATGTCATCGCATGACTTGATGAAATTATCTTATTTTTTTCTTGTGCTAAATAATGAAATGCCTCTATAAATCCCCCAGGACCTTCGCAAATATGTAAACTCTTGTATTTCGGGTTCTTATGACGTTCAAAAAAGTCTAGATGATGAAGAATTTCAATCATCTTAAAAAAACTGCGACTTAGTGGATGTAAGCAACAAGTTGATCTTGGCAGTCGCAAACGACTACTGAATGAACTTATAAGTTCAAAAGGATTTGTAATTCTTTTTGCTAAATCCCATAATTCAGACTTGTCATATGGCTGTATACTTTCCTTGAGTTTTTCAATGTCTTCATAATGATCTTCCTGCCACTCACCTTCTTCATATGGAATGTATAAATCTTTCTCCTGTAATCGTTCGGTTGCAGGAAACCATTGAATATCCATCCATGGTGGTTTACTACCGTCCTTTGCCATACTTATTCTTTGCATTTATCTTTTAACCCACTTGTAAATAAAAAAGATTTCTTTCTTTTTTATTTCTATTTATCTTATATCAAAATTATTTAGGCTACTTTTCCGTCTTCCATTTATCTTGCCACGAGTTCTACAATTTCTACATCGTCCTCCACAATCTTAGAATCGGCCCCAGGTAGAATCATATTCATGGTTGCCTCTACACGATCACATGGATCTACATTTTCTCCATATAGAACTTGATTAATTACATTTGTTCCAACTTCAGGTTCTTCTTCCGCATCTTCTTCAATAGCTGGCAATCCTTCATAAATACGATCTAGAGCTGTTTCATCTAGTAGAATCTGTGTAAAGGCAGTTCCTGCGCGAATAGGCTGACCCATCATAATACTCGCACTCACACCTGTTACAGGATCCATCTCTCCAAACAGAGCCGCATTCTTTAGCACTTTCTCTGTTTCTTCAAAACTTGCCTTTGCCAATGGACCATTATCCATCTTATTAATACCATAACGGTCAATACTCATAGCTCTGCCAGAATGTGTCATAATATCACATAGCAATCCCAAATGACGATAGTTAATTCCAGCATCGTCAAACAAGCCATTAATCTCAGAATACAAAGCAGCACGGGTTGCTTCAATTCCTAGCTGATCAAAGATGTCATGAACATTTGTAGAATACAACTTATTACCATCTACGCAGGGATGAGTTAGAATAGACACAAAGTTACTGCCATCTGTATCCAGAATATACTGTTCTACAGGCTTGTATTCTCCATCTGTAAGCTCAAGAATATTCTTATCCTTTCGCCAAGTCACCGCGCGAATTCCAGTCACACCGCGAATAATAGTGTTCTGAAGAAGAACATTCAAGAACTTCTTAATCGCCGCCAAACTGTCCCCATACATAAATCCAGATTGCTTAGGGCGAATGCGCATCACTAGCTTTTGGCTGTTATAATCTGAATAAATAATGTGCATATTATCATCCTGCTCGCCAAAGAATCCATATGCGTTTTGGATTACAAAGTAAACATCGTCCATGTTAATATTCTTATTAAACATCTTTTCACGATCAAACTCGAACCGTAGAATCCACTTACTATACGCTTCTTCATTATTTGCCTGTGTAACTCCTGTTTGCTCATCCGCACACTGAACACCTTCACCGCGGGCCTCCATTGCCTTAAAGAATCTAATAATATTTTGATCTTCTGGCAGAATAGTCTGCTCATCATCAGGATCATAATAAATTGCGGCCTTTGTTACAATATCCTTTAGTAGTGTCAACTCCAAATCTTGACTTACCTGACGCACAATATCTTTATTATTACGGAATGTAGGCTTCAGAGTAATCGTAATACTTGTGGCCTTGGGATTTTTAGTAACTTTCAGAAGCTCCTTCAAACGCGGCACACCTCGTGTCATCGCAGACTTTGCAGCTACACCTGCTTGGTGAAAGGTGTTGAGCGTCATCTGAGTAGCAGGCTCGCCAATACTCTGCGCAGCAACAATCCCCACAAGCTCTCCAGGAATTGCCCATGCCTTCCAATTCTTTACAACAATTGCTTCAATTAGAGCGTCCCACGCCTCCTTTGTATAACGCTCATTTACAATCATCTTATGCGGCGCCAAATGATAGCGAATGCTTGCACACCAAATCTTGTTAAAAGGCTGCGTTCTATCAATCAATGTCTGAATTCCTTCCAACACCATCATCGGCGTCAAATTTGTCTTTGCCTTTTGATCTAACTTGAACTTATTCTTCATATTTAGAATAATTCTCTCAAGATTTAGGGGTGTGGTAATCTTAATTGCCTTGCCATCTGTGTTTCCAAATACTTCTTCTACAAGCATCTTACGATCTGCCATAAGATCATTCGCATACTTTTCCAACATACTTGCCTCCTCACGTGTATCTGAACGACTTACACCAGGAGCAATATAATCCTTAATCTTTACATTTTTCAATGAATACACCTCTTTGATTTCCTTATCTGTGAGTTTTTGTAGAGGTAGTGATGAGCCTTCTAGTTTAGTAGATGAAACACCATCTTCACCATAACGGAACTGAACAATCTTACCCATACCATCACGAACAGTTCCATCATGCTGTGTCATCAAATTCTCCATGGCCTTGATAAGCTGCCTCTGTGTATATCCTGTATCAGCAGTCTTCACAGCAGTATCAATCAAACCTTCACGACCTGCCATAGCGTGAAAGAAGAACTCTGTGGGTGTTAGACCCTTCACGAACGAACTCTCCACAAATCCACGCGCCTCTGCGCCATCATCAAACATCTTAAAGTGTGGTAAAGTGCGATCCTGAAACCCATAAGGAATGCGCTTACCCTCTACTGAAACTTGTCCTAGACAAGAAATCATCTGTGCTACGTTGTTCTCATCACCTTTGGATCCAGAACGAACCATAGTCATCAGACGATTCTCATCAGACAAACTCTTCACTCCAATCTTACCAGCATCACCCAGAGCTTTTGTTAGAATTGTATTAGCACGAGCCTCAAACTCCTCCTGATTTGACTTACCAGAGTTATTCGTAAATAAGTCCGTGTGAAGAGAAAGAAGCAAATCATCCAGCTCCTTCTTACGAACCATAATCGCATTTTCCATATCTTCACGAGTCTTGTCATCGGCAATCAAATCACTGATTCCTACACTAAATCCCTTCATGATTAAATATGTCTCCATCATATTTTGAATTCCATCTAGAAGTTCTACTGCTGCTTTTGGCCCATAGTCATTATAAGTTGTGTGAAGAATACCTTTTCCAGCATCATTAAAGATACTCTTATCTAGAACTCCTTCTACAAAATCTCCTTCATTAATGACTACCATATTATTTTCTTTTACTGAGTCATACATCTTATTGGGTCTCTTGATGTTGATAGGAGCAAAGAGGGTTCCAATAATCTGCTGACCAGTATAACGACTATTTTGTCTAGGAGCAGGAAGTTCCTTGAAACGCTTATTCTTCATCATCATATTCATAAACTCACGACGAGTGAAGAAGTTGTTGGGAAGCGTTGCAAGATAAGAGCCTGCCAAAGCGTCCTGAACAACACCAATCACTGGTGTGCTGTCACGAGGACGAATAATTTGTTGAGGAACAGACGCAATCTCTGCGAGCTCTGCGGTTGCCTCGTAACTTTGTGGAATATGTGCATTCATCTCCGAATGCGTCCCTCAAGTTTCCAAGAGGGGTGGACTATACCTTGAGCCACAATATGTTGATTAGACATATTATCGTGACCCGCTGCCATCTAGTCTCTGAACCTTCCTCATACTCTATCATAACGAGCTTAGAGGCTTGGCTGCTGATTGCCCAATCCTTTATGATTTTACCATACCTCCAGTTTTTCTCCGGAGCCACTCATATGTTTCCAAAATGAGCTTGGTTATAAAGGTTCTAAGGGGTTTCCAGCAATTTGACAACGTTGCAGTGTTGCTATATTTTTAAGAAATTCCTTTGCTTGTTCTTGTAATTCTTCAAATGTTTGATATTTACCAACAAATGAAGTTTGTTTACCATTTAGCTTAAGAACTACAAATGCTTTTCCTTGAGAGTGTTTAGTATAAAGATATTGATCAAGATTATCTAAATCTATTTTTTCGCCGTTAAATCTTTCTAATTTTTGTAATTTATGTTGATTTTTTGTAACAAACATTTGACGCTTTTTATTTTCGTCAGTGTTCATCACTTCTTTCAAACGATTGGACATTTTAGCACGCGTTTCTTCCGTTCTTGAAATACAACCTCCTCGCTTTTTTGGTGTATTTAGAACAAGTTTAGAAATATCATCAGATACTTCAACTCTATCGTGCGATTTTCCTCCATTTGTCAAATTATAACCATTAGGATACATAGTATTGTATTCAGATATGTAATACTTTTCCCAATAGTCGAGTTCTTCTATTGGACAACAATGGATCAAATCCACAGTAAACACTTCTTTACCATAAGCTCTTATGGCATTATTCAAGTATCTACATTGTTTCTTTTTAGTATTACATATTGCTTCACTTATGTGATCACGAAAACGCCCTTCGTGTCCAAATGGTTTATAATATTGACGATTTTTACGATGTGTCCAAGTTTGACCAACATATTGTTTATTATTTGCGGCATTCTTGATTAAATAGATTTCACCCTGAACCAATTCTTTATCTTGTAAGATCTCATTCTGCATTTTTGCTAAACCTAATTTATGAAAGGAATTCAATTTTAAGCAACTACTACTAGACGATTATATCAGACTAAGAATTTAAATCTCTTAAATCTGGTAAGATTTACACTGTTAATCCTATTAGGTATTCTTACAACCTAATAAGCAGTCGCCTGTTGGTGACAAGATTTATCACCGTCAAAATCAGCGTTATAAGGACGAGTCACAAGAACATTCAAACGGAATGTGTTATAAGGCAACACGCGCACGCGGTGACCCATCATAGACATTCTGTGAAGTGTCGGTTGACGGTTAAAGAGAATAATATCTCCATCCATCAAATGTCTGTTGACAGTGTCCCCCTTATACAAGACAATTTCCTTAGTGTTGACGTGCTTCAGACTAATCATACGCCCATCCTTCCGAACAATACTCTTAGCGCCTGGAAACGTGTCTGCTCCATTCTGAACGTATTTGTAAAGTCTTTCAATATTAAACTTCGTAACCTTTTCAGGGCGCGTTAGATTGATCGCAATCTTCTCAGGAACACCCACCTCTGCAATACTGATATTCGGATCACCAGTAATCACTGAACGAGCAGATTGCTCCACACGCTTACCCTGAATATTATAGCGCACACGCCCCTCCTTGCTTCCAATACGCTGTTGAATACTCTTCAAAGGTCTTCCACCACGCTGAGCAGATGGAGCAACACCTGGAATCTTATTATCCACCAATGTCGCCACGTGATACTGAAGAAGAGTTGTGTGTTCATCAATCATATTCCTAGAAGCATTCTTGTTGATTTGCTCCTGAAGTTTCTTGTTGGCCTTAATGATCTCAAAGAGTTTGTGTGTTAGATCATCTTCAGAACGCTGGTTGTTGTCTTGAACTACAGAAGGGCGAACCTGAGGAGGAGGAATAGGAAGAACGGAACAGATCATCCAGTCAGGACGGCACCAATAACGACTCAGGCCCATAAAATCAACATCCTCATCTGTGATTTGCTTGAAGATACGTTGAACATATTCAACTTCAAGTGGCTGTTTAACAGTCTTCTTACCCTCATCATTCTCAACATCCCACTCGGCCACGATGCGCGCAATACCTTCCATGACAAAGCGCTGGGGTGTCAGGGTGCCACAACCATCTTCCGTCTCCTGGCCGCAACGATGAATCTTACCACAAGCCTCCAATACAAGCTTCCAGCGAGATTCACCGTGGCGTTTTGCAATACGAGCATGAGCTTTCTTATCAATCAAAAGCTTACCGCAACGAATGCAAACACACCTGAGAACATTGCGAATTTTTTCAATGAACTGAATGAAATATACAGGACGCGCTAGACGGTAATGACCAAAATGTCCGGGACATCCATGGTTCGTTTGACCGCAAGAACGACAGGATTTTCCATTGTCCAATACACCCATGCGAGGATCAAATAGGCCTCCAATCTTTGGTTCATTTCCATCATAAGTCGCTTGGCTTGTGATTTCCACAACAGACCTACGAACAATCTCCTCAGGACTGAAGATACCAAATTGGATCCCAACAACAGTTTCTGTATCAGAGGTCGGTTGATAGAACCCTGCTGGCATTCTACTATTCTGTTAAATCAGATGTAACTTAAGTAGCCACCAAAAACTCAACCAATTTTATCGGTGATTCTTTAAATCTTATTTTATGAAAAAATAGATGGTATTTTATGAGGTTTATTATATATTTAATATTTATAATTATTATTTATAAGTTTATACAATATGCTTTATTATATAATAGTTGAGAGGATTCTCTAGGATATCCTCTTGCATTCAAATGACAATAGATAGTTTCTCCGTTTTGCTTTTGAATTTGTTCAGATTTAACACCATGGCTATGTCCACAAATCCAAGTGGCAACTGCTGGATGTTCTAAAAGGCTGTCTGCGTGCGCCATAAATCCACAATTTAGATTTGAGTTCTTATATTGCTCTTGGCACATTCTATAACTAGGTAAATGATGTGTAATGACAACAACTTTTTCATTATGTTGTTTTGCTTCATCAAGCTGATCCTGGATAAACTTATATTCATCAAAATATCGCTTTGTCCAATCTGCTACTGTAAATTGATACCCATCATCGCGTTTAATTGTTACAAAATCATTCATAAATCCTGAAAGTTGATCCGCCTCAGATGATTTTACATCTGTCCAAAGCGTTGTTCCCACAAACCGAATTCCAGGAAAATCGCGAAATTTGACGGCATTTTTAATACAAACAAACAAATTACTCAAGTAATGTGTATAATCCATTGAAATGGCCTCTTTCTCAGACATTGTATAAGATTTATCACTACGCCATAGATAATTAGGAAGTTCATTGTAATACTCGTGATTCCCAAAGATCCAAATCACACGTGGCCAATTTGAACAACACCAGTGAAGAAACTGTTTTGTAATGGAGTGTTCTGGATATCCAATATCGCCTGCTAAGACCAAGACATCTGCTCCCGCCGTTGGATCTAGAAACTGCTCAAAGAAGCCAGGTTTCTTAAATGGGCTATCAAGATAAAACTCCAAATGAAGATCGCTACAAAACTGAATTCGCATTGTTTAGGTAAATCTGTGCGTAAATCTTACAAATATTAAGACGTCAATTTTATAAATTTAAAAAATTCCAGAAACTGAATTTTTAGATTTATAAATCTTAATTTTATTTACCGTCTGCGCGATAGAGTGCGACCTTTACGATTGTTTTTGCGATTCTTTCGCGTTGTTGAAAAAGCACTCCCTGGCGTATTACAAATAGCATTGGATGCTTCTACAAAAATATTTTCCTGTTGGCCCCCACGATAGAGGCGACGACCGCCAGTAGCGCCCTGGAATTTACGATTAAACTTTTCCTTGTATTCATTGTATAATTCATCTGAAATATACGGTTTTACTTCTTCAGGATAAAGACGAGCTTTACACTGACCAGGATACATATAACAATGACCAAATTCTTCTGTTCCAAATGATTTGACGGCTCCTTCTATAAAGTCCTGTAATGAAGTTGCTGTAATGAGCATACCAGTATGGTCATTTACAGTTCCATCTGGCTGTCTATGACGGAATTGAATCAATGGACCAGTATCACCCATAAAGTTTGTTCCAGTTTCAGTCACGACTGGAACCAGGTTTTTATTTGTATTAGGTCTTACTACATTTTTAATTGGGCCAGCTGTATTTGATTTAACTGTATTGGCCGGAAAATTCTCAAGGGGGATATTCCACTTTTTATTTTTTGCTATCTTTTTCAAATTTGGCCTTTCAGCAAGCGGAGCATTCCATGTGTCTTCAACAAGTTTATTCATAGCATCTTTATGACTCATCTTGCCGACACTGGCTTGAAGTTCCTTTGCCGTCTGGCGTAATTGTCTAAAACGCGCGAGTTTTTCAGGAATACCTCCACCACCGTTTGGCCCTCTACAATCTTTTTCAAATGGATCACGTCCAGTTTGTGTTATCAATTCTGGTTTTAGACCATCAGCTAACCCCAGTTGATAATGTGCATGCCCAAGGGCGATTCTTCCGCAAATCGTACACCAACCAATAAATCCTTCTGGATTTTTATATTTTTTATAAAGTTTTTCATGATAATACTTGCCAGATGCTCTACAATCATGCTTCATATACATACATGCTTCGGAACGTTCTACATACTCTAAGCATACTGGACAACATGCATAATTGATGGCATTGTCTTCAAAAATAGTATCCAGTTTCGAGATATCTGAGCGTGTAAAACCTTCCCAAGGTTTGGATACAACTTTTTCTCTTTTTACTTTGGGTGGATTTTTAATCAGTTCTATTAGTTCATCAACCACATCATAGACTTGACGACCTCTTCCCCTACGAGTTTCCATTTGTTTCTTTTCTTCTAGATATTGTAATGGTGTTTTACCTTCTTGATCAGGAATATTCACGTCGGCACCATTTAAAATCAATATTTTTGCTATATCATATTCTGATCTGCGTAACTTATACATAAGGTATGTCATTTTATTTCCGAGTCCTGGATCTTTTAATATATTTAAATTGGCATCATGATCTGCTAAAAGTTTAATAATTTTTTCCGAACCCGCAAACGGTGTCGTGAACCAAATAGCGGTATTACCTTCTTTATCTACTACATTTACATTTGCGCCAGCATCTAAAAGTTCTTCAATTAAAGATGTAGAAGTATTTTTTACAGCATACATAAGTGGTGTCATACCATTTTCGTCGGCGGCATTCACATCGGCCCCATGTTCAATTAAAAAATTGGCTGATTTTATAAGGTTTTCCTTTGAAGCTAATAACAATGGTGTTATTTTGTTATACGTTTGATCATTTATATTTGCCCCAGCATCTAAAAGAATTTCAATTAATTCATCCATATTTTTCTCTGTAGCATATAGTATTGGGGTCTTACCTTCTTTGGTCACGTGATTAACATCCGAGCCAGCATTAATTAAATCTACAGCAATATTAATTTTTATATTGTTAAAACGATTTTTATCTATAGCATAGATGAGCGGTGTTCTGCCCATTGAATCTGTTTTATGAACATCCCCGCCTATTTTTAAAAATTCTACTATAAGAATCTCGTGTTTATACAATGCACCTATCATCATAGGTGTTACACCCCACCACTCTCGTGATGGGACATCAACAGATAAATTAAGGATATTTGGTTTTGTAACTAATTTACGAATTTCATTCATTACATGATATGGTTGAGTTTTTTGAATAATATCTATTAATTTCGCCGCATCATCGGGAGTAGCAGGTTCAGGTTTTCCAAAAAAAAAACTCAACATCCTAAAGAAACGTGATAAAATTGTCTGTTTAAACAGTTATATGACTAACTATTCAGCCATATGGACGACAGTTTTGAAGAATCTGGAATTACTGAAATTACAGTCACTGAAATTTCTGATCCAGCTAAGCCACTAACTTATACTGGATTTCCTCTACGTGATCATACATCCCCTCGTCAACGTTGGATTGTTCTTGCCACTCCAGACGATGAACTGCTATTTATTGATAATCAGCACCAAAGTTCAAAATCCGATGAATACTTATATCATGAAACGTTTGTTCATAGTATCATGAGTCAGTGCATATCACCACAAAAAGTTCTCATTTTAGGCGGGGCAGAGGGCTGTATGGCGCGTGAAGTTCTCAAATGGTATTCAGTCAAAAAGGTGGTTCAAGTGGATTGGGATGGGAGTCTATTAGACTATTTTCGCAATGAAGGGCGGGGGTGGAATGGAGGCGCATATGAAGATCCAAGAGTTCAAGTTATCTGCGAAGAGGCAAATTATTGGCTATCTGAAAATAAGGAAATCTTTGACGTAATTCTCATTGATCTTTTAGATCCAACGGAATATAATGTAGATTTTGTGGAAAGTCTCATAGAAAAATCAAGACAATTCTTAAAACCTGGCAGCGCAATGAGTATAAACGTTGGTGAAGTTCGTGGGGATGTAACAGCTGAAAATAGATTACTACCTTTATTTATTACTATGATGAAAACGAATTTTAAGATTCCTCACTTTGACATTATGGCTACACGTGTAGAGGTTCCAAGTTATTTAGGAACCTGGTGTTTTCTTTCCGCGGTTCCAGCCGCGCACAAACGCAATCTTGAATCTTGTATATTACCAAATAAATTAAAGTATATTACAAAGAATGAAATTATCAAAAATAGTTCATGGGACTCTTTGTGGCATAAATCACTGCAAAGTATAAGCTATTTAAATCCAGTATACGAAGACCCAAAAAAATTGGCCGAGATCCAGCGCGAATTAGAGGTAAAGGCATATACAAGTCATGGCTGTTAATTACTATCTTGAACTCTTCCCCACCGAAGGTAACTATGACACCTATGTAAAACTCTTTGGAAAATTTCAAGTGGAACGCGATAATGAAAACGCTGGTGTTGATCTTCTATGTGTAAAGACACAGGCTGTAGAGACAGGTGAGAATGCAACTCTTCTAGATCTAGGTGTAAAAGCTCGTATGACAAAATTCTACTTTGATTATGAAAATGGAAAACGTGTTGAGCGCCATGAACCCTGCCACTTTTGGCTTGCTCCACGTAGCAGCATTTGGAAGAATGGTATTCGTCAAGCGAACAGTCTAGGAGTTATTGATCGCAGTTATCGCGGTGTTCTCATGGGAGCAGTTCTAACAAATGGACCATGGGCGATGCAGGTAAAGGAAGGAACTCGGCTCTTTCAAATCCTGGCGCCAGACATGGGGCATATTTCTAGAATTGATATTAAATCACTATCAGAACTTGATGAAACGTCCCGAGGAGAAGGAGGATTTGGAAGCACTGGGCGCTAATTCAAAAATATACTAAAAAGTAGATGAGCTGGAGTGGAGCTCTAATACTCTACAATATAGAAGGAACAAATGATTTTTTATTAGGTAAGGAAAGTCTATATCTCTGGGAAAAAACAGGCAATAAAACAGTAGATGACTTACATGAAAAAACGCAGACAGTTCAATCTGCACGTATTAACTTAAAAAACTTTGAAACTCGTGAAAAACTCACAAAGCTACTTGTTAAACAAGTAGAGCATCAAATTGAAAAAGAAAATCTAAAGATAGGCGAATGGTTAGTTCCACCTGTCTACAAAAGTAGCCAACAAGGAACAGCAGATCCAGGACAGGTCTTATATAAATCTCATGTTCGCAAATCTAGAAACGATGAAGAGTTTGGAGTTCCCAAAGGTGGTAAAGAACCCGATGATAGTTCACCTCTTCACACAATTCTTAGAGAAATTGAGGAGGAAATTGGTAGCATAGACAAGGATCTTTTGCCAAAAGAAGAAAATGCGTTTGAGGAAAAAGCGTCAAATGGATACACGATTTTTTATAAAGCGATCAAAGCGACAGATGCTCAAAAGATCAAGGAGGAAATACAAAGACGTAAGCAACTTCATATTGGAGAAATGTTTGATTTAGAGTTTCGAAACATTCGTGAAGCAAATAGTTTGGCAAAAACAGCATTTGAAAAAATTAAATCCAAACTTTCTAGTCTAAAAACACAGGCTGAAGAAGCAAAAGATGCCGCCGAGAAAATAGAAAAAAGGCTACAGGAATTAACTACGGTTTTTTCAGTGAAAACAGTTACTGGACCGCGCGGTGTTTGGGGAAAGCCAAAAACAGCTAAAAAGCGAATGAGTGGTGGCGCAAGAAAGCGAGGGCAATCAAAGAAACAAACTAGACGTCGTCAATAATTACGTGATATATGTTTAGAGATATGGCCAAACCTGGTCAGACATTTATAAACGCCGCTGTGATATTTTTTGTTGTATTTTTTATTTTAAACTATGTTTTCCCGATCGCTGAGGGGTTTGATGTAACAATGTATGGTGCGCAAAAATACAAACCCAGGGGTTCAAAATGTCAATTTGATCCTGAGTGTGCAAGTAATACATGTTTGCCATTTTCAAGCAACGACGGGCCACGCTTCACTTGTAAGTAATTCCCATACAATGACTTAAACAAATGTGCTATAATACATTCGTTTAAACTAAAATTTACCATTTAGACCGCAAATATCAAGATTCATTTTTAAACGTCCAAATATCCATACTACTTTTACCGACATTTTTTGCGATACATTGGTATCCAAAAGATTCTAAAATCTCCTTATTTGGTTCAGGATTTGTATGAATATGTGGATGATAATAATGGTTATTTTCTATCGCGATTACTGGTTTACATCTTGTAATAGTCTTTGCCGCACCTTGTAGCACTTGATTTTCATGCGATTCTACATCAATTTTCATAAAAGTTATATTTTCTAATTTGAGTAAATCTAGCTGAATAGCTGGAATTTTCTCATCCACAAGAAAACTTTTTCCCTTTTCAACGGAACAAAGTGAATATCCTCCATAATTTTCTAATTCAGTATTGTATATAGATACTGTCTCGGTTTTATTACTTAGCGCAAATTCATATAAAAAGCAATTTTTTTGAGCTTCTAAATTCTTTTGAAATAATTCTATATTTTTTTGTATAGGTTCAAATGCAAATACACGTCTACAATTCATAAATTTACTAAAAAAAAGAGAATGATTTCCAAGATTTGCTCCTATATCTAAAATAGTGTGCTGCTCTGGAAAATGTATCGCTATATATTCCAAAAATGGAAGTTCATAAAATCCATTGTAAAAACGAATACAACGGCTTACATAATCAGTATCTTTTTCATAAATATTTAAAGTACAATCTATACCTTTATACCGAAAATCGATTTTAGTTGACATTAAAAATAATTCAGAGTAGTTCTTTAAATTCTAGTATAGAATATCAAATACTAAAATATTCAGCCAAGTAGTGTTTACGACAAAGCGGCATATACATTTCTGCTCCTCCAATACAAATCTGCTCTGTTTTTCTCTTTGAACAATGGCTGAAAATGGCTTCTGTTCCATCGCCGCACATCTTACAAAATGCTTTGAGTTTCTGGACATTATCGGCAAGAGGAATTAGATCTAGAATTTGTCCAAAGGGGTTACGATCTGCATCACCATCAAGCCCAACAACAAGCACATCTTTACCCATACCATCAACGGCAAGCATGACAAATTCTTTAAGATCAGCAAAGAACTGAGCTTCATCAATAATAACTAGTTTTGCCTTTACAAAATCAGGATCTTCTTTATGCCCCATAAGATTTGCCCACTTCTCACATGGAATTTTGAGTTCATCATGATTTACAAGCCATGACTCTGCGCTATAACGATCATCTGAACTATGGGTGATTAGGCAAATAGGGCGATTCAAACATTTATAACGATTGACCATACGAATAATTGCAGAGCTTTTTCCAGCAAACATAGGACCAATCAAAATTTCAAGACTCATTTTTAAATGTGCGGGTTTGATATTCAAATCGCCAAACGCGGATGGTCAATTTTTCCTATTTTACCAAACCGCACTTTTTACAGATTTTATATTTAATGGGAAAAACTCCCCATTTCGCATTGATGGACTGAAAAATATGGTGACAATAAAATGATTTAATCGTGTCTGCTGTTTTTTTTTCTTCCAGACGCTGTTCTACTTTTTCCAATGGCATAGATAATCCTCGTTCCTTCATTTGTGTTTGCGCCGCCACAAGTTGTTCCGATTCCGAAAGTTTATATTCTTTAATGGGTTGAAGCGGAAATTGTGGCACAGGAGTGGGCGCTTGAAAATAACTGTTTTTTAGTAACTCAAACGCAATCTTTTGTTCATCCCGGTTTAATGGTAATTGTGTGGGTTTTCCGTTCACAATAGGGGGCTGGTTCATCTTTGTAAGATGTCTGGAAAAAATTGGCTGGATTCTGTAATACAAAAAAATACAACCAAAATGGCTGGAATTCTCTGGACAAAAGATTATCAAACCTTTAAGATTAAAAATCATCTTAGTGAAGATTTGGCTGAATTTCAAGGAGCTACCAAAGCTGGAAAAGCATTACCAGGTGACCAAGTTATCTGGGATCCCACTTCTGAAAGCTGTAAACTAAACTATCGTAATAAACACTACCCAATTACAGGTGTATTAGAAATTACATCAAAAACAAAATATGGAATGACAAGCCGTGGAGTGCCCATTTATCTCTTTATTCCCTGTCGTAAAGAGTATCCTCCCATGGTTGTTGGTTGCTCGGAGCGAAATGCCACTACAAATTTATATTGTATTGTGGATTTTGATTCTTGGGATACTACAAATCTTCCTAGAGGTAATTTACGGCATATTCTAGGATCCTGTGCGGACCCTCAGGTTGAACGCGAAGCACTTCGTCTTACATTTAATCCATTCAAAATTCCAAAAAAATGTAAAGATCTGCCGCATCCATTCACTGAACTAAATACTCAAAGAGTGCCATGTCCTGAGCTGACATTTAATATTGATCCAGAGGGTTGTAAAGATATTGATGATGTCCTTAGCATCTATGAAACAGAGACTGAATTTGAACTATGGATTACCATTTCAGATGTTGCTGAATGTATTGAACCTGCATCGCCTATAGATGAGTATGCGTCTCTACAAGTTGCTACATGCTATGATAATGGAAAAGCTGTAATTCCCATGCTTCCCTACGCTTATAGTGAAGATTGGTGTAGTCTTATTCCTGGACAAATGCGCTATGGCGTCAGTTTAGTTTTAACATATGAAAAAGAAAATTACTCTCGGCCAAAAAAGGTTGACTGGAAAGTTACAACAGTTTGTAATAAAAAACAATTTACCTATGAAAACTTCATTTCCACTGCTGCGTCTGAAAATATTCCAGTTCATGTGCTCCAAATCATTGCTTCTAATCTTCTTGGAAGAGAAACTCATGATCCTCACGAATGGATTGAAGCATTTATGCTCACTTATAATTTAAATGCGGCAAGGCTCTTAAAAGACACAAAACGAGGAGTTTTGAGAAAACATTCTTCTCCTGATTTTACTCTTCTTGAAACATACAAACAATATAATATCAAAGAACTAGAAATCTTAGCCAACAAATCTGCTGAATATTGTTATGCCAATGATACAAATACGAATCATTTTGGTCTTTGCTCAGATGTTTATTGTCATGCGTCAAGCCCAATTCGTCGGTATGCCGATTTATTGAATCAGCGTGTTATAAAAGATATTCTTCTTGGAACATCAACAAGTATCTCGCCTGATATAATCTGGTTAAATGAAAGACAAAAAGATTTGAAGCGATATGAGCGTGATTTATTTCTGCTAGATAAAATGAGTGGTGAACCAAGGGGGTCTATTGAAGCTATTATTTTAAACATCACTGGAAATAAATATAAACTTTGGTTTTCAAACTGGAAACGTTCCATGACTTGGAGACCAACCTTTGATCTTCAAGTCCAGCTTGAAGCTGGAAAAACAATTCTTCTTTCCTATTACGCAAATCCAAATATTCGTCACTGGAAAGATAAGATTGTATTTCATTTTGAAAAAGTTTTGTAAAAATTAAGTGTAATTATGGTAAACAGGTTTGAATAAAATCAGGTAGTTCTTTATTATCCTTAACTGTTTTTATTTTTTCTCGCATAGAAGTCGGTAAAAATGGCATAACCAAAAAAAGAAGATGAGATAAATATGTATTTGGATTTATGATCCATATCGTTTCTAAACTATCATTGTATCTTCCAATTAAACTCGCCAGTTTATAGCATAAAATCGGTTGTAACAAATGTTTCACACTAAACTCCTTCATATCAAAAATCCATGACCACCGTTCACCATGTATAGATTTCATAACATTTTCATAGTGTGATAAAATGCCGTTGGTATCATAATATAAAATAGAATCAGCTGGTTTTGTGTAAAAATAGTGTATTTTGTTTTCTTGAATAAGTTCGCGGAAGGAATGACTTTTGGGATACAAGGCGCAAGTTTTACAAATTCTTTCCATTGTCATAAGAAACCAAAATACCCTTAGGTTATTTTATACTAATTCTCCTACATGTGTAGGTAAAGACTGTCAGGAACGATAATATCACGTATCAATTCTGATTTTACATTTGAAAGTTTTTGAAGAAGATCTAGATCACTTGCCAGAGTTGCTATTGCCATCCACTCATCCACCATATTTGCGATTCGTGAAATTGCTCTTACAAAATTGCCTTCAAATAGCCCATATTCATTACAAATACTTCCCAAAGATTCGCCATTTAGCCATTTCCATACTGGCTCAATCCATGTTGTTGTTAGGCGCCAATAGGATTCAGGGCTATATGATTTGTATTTTTCTTCTATCTTATACATATCATCTACAATCATACCAATCCTACCTAGTGCCATGTGAACTGGTTTTGGAACACGCAGATCATCCAACCCTGGAGTATTTTCAGTTTCCTTTTCATCCATTAAACACGCTAAACTACACAAGAGTTCCTTTTCAGTCAAATCATTATGAAATTTGCGTGTAAAGAATTCTGAACATAGAAGTGAATGGCCTTCGTTAAATTCTGTTGCTAGAACTCCTTTTTCAGTCAGTGAATTATCTTCATTTAGAAATCCAGTCTCTTTTAGAATTTTCAGCCAAGTTTCAACATTTCCAGTATTCTGGGACATATCATGAATATTTTGTTTTAGACTTTCAATTTCAGTAAGTAGGGATTTTTTCTTTTTCAGTTGCTCCTCAGCAACTTTCCAGTTTGGCCCACTGTGATCTTCAATCCAGTTGTCTAGTCTTCTTTGAGCATCTCTACGTTTCGCATTGGATGTTACACGAACTTGGTTTTCCAGATTATATTTTTCAGCGAGTTCATTTTCAGCATTCTCTGAAAGTGTAATTTCAGAAAGTTGATGATTCAGAATTACCAACTCCTTTTTCCAAGCAGCTTGAACCATTTCATTTTGGCGTTTCCAGTAAGATTTATCCTGAATTTCCAGCCATTTGGTTTGTTTAATCTGTAGAGTTTTCAGCAAGAAATCATAGTGAAAATCCATACGACTACGAATTTCAGGTTTTCCCCCTTTCAAAATGAATCTCATCTCTGATGTTGTTACTGGATCACGATCTGGCAAATAAATTACTTGCCCCATAGTATCTTTTCCTCGTCTTCCAGCGCGACCCGCCATTTGAATATATTCATCCGTTCTCAAAAGTCGCATACCATCTGTTGCATCATCGTATTTTGAGAGACCTGTGAATATTACAGTCTTCGTGGGCATATTAATCCCCACCGCAAATGTCTCTGTACAATATAGAAGTTTAATATATCCTTTTGTAAAGAGAATTTCAATTGCTTCCTTTAAAATAGGTAGAACGCCGCTATGATGAAATGCGACACCCTTTTTGATAAGTCTCTTTAGATTATGATACTGTTGTAGAGTTTCTAGAGAAGTTTTATGATGTCTTAGATGAAAGTCAAAGATCTTTTCGGCAGCTACGGAGTCACTAGAATCCAGCAGATCAGGCTCTGTGCGACTCGCATATTGCTCGCACCCTTTACGACTAAGAACAAATACCAATGCGGGCAACAGGTTCTGTTCGTTTAGCATTGTAATACAACCATTGAGTTGATGATGAAATGATTCAATGCGAACTTTTCCTGAGATGGGACCTTCTACACCAGCACGCCGCGCATTTGCAACTTTCTTTTGGTATGCTTCATGATCTTTTTCAAGTGTCTGTTTTCCGCGAATCCAATCTGCGTAGATACCATCGTGAAATATCTCTTTGGGATCCATGATGGTATATAGATTTTTACCTCGTAGAACAGAATGTGTTAGTGGAACCACACGATGCTGAGTTTGAATAAGGTGGCAGGGCACTTGTTTGAGCTCGCCAATCCAACTTGCAAAGAGTTCTGGACGATCTAGAGTAGCAGAAAGCATGACAAGTTGAATATCATCTGGAAGAAGAATCATAGTCTCTTCCCAGACTTTACCACGATCACGATCATTAATATAGTGACATTCATCAAATACAACTGCTCCGAGATCCTGAAGACTCAAAGAAGCAGTAAGACCGACATGTTCTGTGCGGGTTCCTTTTTTGTAAAGAAGATTACGAAGAATCTCAGTTGTCATTACAATGATTTTCGCATCAGGACAAAACTTGATGTCACCTGTCATAATTCCAACCATTCCTGGTTCAGGCCACATTGATTTTAGATCATGAAATTTTTGATTACTAAGCGACTTGATTGGCGTAGTATAAAATACTCGCTTTCCTTGTTTTAAACTATGCGCAATTTGATATTCTCCTACAAGCGTTTTTCCAGAACCAGTTTTCGCACACACAAGAACATTGTGCCCTTGATCAATAGCAGAAATAGCGTGTTCCTGGAAAATATCTAGTTTATAAGGATACTTGGTGGCATATTCAGCAACTTTATGCTCAGGTTCTTTCGTCAAATCACAGAGACGTAGCATTTTTTTACTTTAAATCCAAATAAGAATTTCAGTCAATTTTACTCAAATCAAAATAACCCCGAATATATTATGTATATTATTAAATATTTATAAAAGCTAGATAAAAAAAATTTATTGGTATTTAAAAAATAAAAATTGGTACAGAGAAGAAATGTTTGGCTATTTGCTCGCTTCAGCAATTGCTTCATTCGCTTTTGGTCAGGGTGGAATGACCTTTCCAACAATCTCCAGCCTCTGCGCCCAGGGACAATATTTGGCGGGAATGGCGCCAGATGGAAACCCTATTTGTAAACCATGCTCGCCAGATATTTCTGTATGTCAGTCCGTTTATCCACCGCCCCACCCTCTTGGAGAATCATTTCCTTCTTTTACACAGCAACCAAGTTGCTCCGATGCCCGATGCAATAAAAAAGTAAAATGTGATTGCCCATATAATACCTTATACAGAACTGATATGATTTGTATTACAAATACTACTGCGGAAGTTATATATACATGCCAGCCAGGTGATCGTTTTGATATTGATAGCGAAACATGTGTTGATATTGATTCACCGAATGCGGATGGTCTCTGTCCTGACTTTTACGAGAGACTTGTATTTAACAGAACTGTAATCTGTACAAAGTATTACGCACCAATTGAAGAAAAATGCCCCGACCAACATATTCTAACTTATATGGATCGTAAAGTGTGTGTTAAAATTGTTCCAGCAGACTGTGATGATGAAACAATTAGTATAAGTGCTTCAGCTTCAGCTTCAGCTTCTGCTTTTGCCACTCAAACAGCAAGAATGCTTCAACAGCCTTCTATGACTTTTAGACCAATGAATACTACTCTAACAGCAACTGCTACTTCTACACATACAGCAAGAACTTTTGAACAACCTTCTATGCCCCCATATCCAACACAACCCTCATATCATCCGCGGCCATCTGGGCCATATGATGGAGAACTTTCGCCATCTTTTACCCCAACGCCCATACGACAAGATAATACAACTGCGCCCTGCGGTCATCATTACTGTCCCAATGGCACACAACCGATCTATATTGGGACGACATTCTGGCCGTCCTGTATAGTAAGGAAATATCCTGTATTTCGCAGACAGGACAATACAACCTTCTGTCCTTATGCTGGAATTCAAATGGGAGATATGTGTATTATTTGGGAAGACGCCCTTTACAATGACTGTCATAATACAACTCTTTCCAATAGGTTCACATTCTCTGTGACACCAAAGCCTTCCATGAATAAGCCCTCGCAATCACTAAGCGTGTATCCAAGTGATACAAGAACGTCTTCTCCAACTACTACTCCATCCCCAACTGGAACAAGAACTCCATTGCCATCAAGAAGTCGCACATCTAGTCCGACACCTACCAGAACACCTACAAGCACTCCCTCGGCCCCGAAATCATCTAGCACATCAACCGCAACAAAACGTATCACTCAAAAATCTGTATCTTCTAGGCCGAATCCTTCTCGCTCACAAACTCCGAGTAGAACAAGTATTCTAAGAAGAACTCTTACACCAATTCGTTCAAGATCGCCAATTCGTTCACGATCGCCAATTCGTTCAGTTACACAAGTAGCATCTTCAGTTCGCTCGTCCACCCCTCGTCCCACAAAATCATGTTCTGACCCTAGAAATGTCCTGTGTCAAATTCCAAATTCACTTGTAAGACAGTTTATTGAATCTACACTCGCCCCAAGACCATCTCAAAAACCTGCTGTAGCCGCCTTAGGAGAAATTCGTTCCAAACCCACGGCACCTCTATGGCCTATTCCCGAAAATGTTATTGTGTCGCAAGATGAAATTCCACCTTATATTCCTTCACGTTTGAATTTTAATGGAGTAAATCCGCAAGAATTTGAAAAACCAGAGATTATTCAAAAACTCCAAGCCTCGTTAGCTTGTACACTTAGAACCGCACTTGAGAATATTCTAATTGAAGATATAACATTTATGAATACTGAAACAAATGAGATGGCGAGAATAAATATTGATCCTACAGACTATATGATGTCTAGTAATGGATCAAAAGAGTGCTTTGAATTTACATCAAACACAGAAGACGCCAATCGTAGATTACAAGTAACTGGAACGATTGTAAATGTAGATTATTTAGTTGTAGAACCTTCCCAAGAAATACTTGTTCTAAATACCGATCAACTAGATCAAATTATAACGTCTTCTCCTGATTTAACAGCTCTGGCACAGTCTATTGGTAGCCAACAAGTATCAACTGAACTAAATGTTGAAAGTTATTCTGTTCACACACCTCAAACAACTGGAACTGCCGCAACAAAAACAGAATTTCCTACTTTAGCACTCGTATTATCTGTATTTGGTGTAGCAGGGCTTGTAGGTTTAGGAATCGCAGGACGCAAATATTTGAAGACTAAAAAACAAACTCGTATGTCTATTAGACGCACACCCGTTCCTGCTCCAATTCTAACTGATTCTAATACAATGAATAGTCAACTACATGTAACAAGAGTTCAAGAGTATGGTGTAAAAACAACATTTAATCCCGTATTTGCCAGTGTATAGTGTTACATGCCGACTTAAGTAAGTATGTCTAATCAATAGTAAATGAGCTATGTATATCTTTTAGAGGATCTTCGCGAAAATAAGACATATATAGGTTTTTCCCATGATGTTGAAAAACGACTTTTACAACATAATGGAGTTTTATCAGGTGGGGCTCGAGCCACGAAAGGTGGTTGCTGGAAACGAATTTGCTATATTTCGGGGTTTCCAGATGATCGTTCTGCGCTACAATTTGAATGGGCCTGGAAATTCTATAGCAAAAAGCAAAGTGGATCACCGCTACGAAAAAGAATGAAGGCGCTTTTAGAACTTTTGGGTTGTGAACAAATCACATCAAAAGCAAAAAATTATCTTTCCTATGTAAAAAATCTACAAGTCATCTGGGAAGATACAAAAGAACTTATGTATTATTTATAATAATTAGATTAAATTCAAATGTGTGCCCACTAAATATCGTATATTATTGTAACCCAGCTCTTGGGCTTCTTCGGCAGCTACTCTAGCTCTAGTGCTTGTATTACAGTAAAAGAGAATTTTGCTTTGTTTATCTGGAACTCGTTTTTCAAGATCATCATCAATATCATCTACGGGAATGTGTATGGCAAGTGGATATCTCCCTTGATTCCATTCCAAATCCGAGCGAACATCAATCACTGCGTCAAATTTTCCCGCATTCAAAAGTGCCTTTGCTTCATCGGGATATATAGCAAGCGGTGAAGACATATTATAATACAAAAATCCTATTAGAATTACAATCAAAACCAGAAGTATAACTGAAATAATATTTCTTTTCATGAATATTTAATTATTTCTACTATGGGTATATTTTTTATACAAGTCTACACTAATAAAGTAGAATGTTCCTATGTCAATAGATAAAATATCATTTCTATCTTTTTTGTATTCGTGTTTGGCAGATAATACTATTCCGCAAGGTAAGTGGCAAGTATACATTCGCTTTGCTGATGGACGGGGATTTGGCAGATATCTAGCAGTTGAACCAAACATGGATACGACCATATTTGATTGTTTACTAAGTAATACGCCGCCCGATACAACTGTATCCTTTGTTTCACTCTATGGTGAGACTGTATTACACTATGATGGTTCACAATGGACTATTCAAAAGAGCTGGATTCGTAAATAAACAATAATCCCTTTTATTACATATAAAAATATACGATAAAAGGAGAATGTCTTTAAATCGCAGACAACAGATTGATTATACGCAAAGATATCAAATACGGTCTGGGCGGGTTAATTTTGTTGATTATGTCCAAAAAAGGCAACTTATTGAGGAGGGAAGACTAGTGGGGTTAAATTTATATCCACCCGATCTTGATTCATCTATTATACCTATTATTCAAGAAGGTGAAACAAATACAACTCCCGAAGAACTTGAAAGATATTTAGCAGAAGTTGCGTTGCCCAATCCAGTCCCATCATCGGGCCCTGTTCCTGATGCTCCGTTTAATTTAATTGGAACCTCTGGTGATGGTGAAGTTACAATTTCATTTACTCCAGGAAATGATAATGGTTCACCGATAACAAATTATGAATATATGTTCCCTGATGCGAGTGGTGCTACATTTGAACCATTTGATCCGCCTACAGGTGCTGTATCATCACTTATATTTACAGGTTTAGAAAATGGAAGAACCTATCAAATTCAAATAAGAGCTGTAAATGTGAATGGACCTAGTTCAGCCACATCCACATTCTTAATTACACCTGTTCCAGGTGGAACGAATTTAATTCTATTTTTGGATGGAGCAAATGGCGGAAGCGCAATTACATGGAATGATACCAGTGGAAAATTAAATAATTGTGCTCTGACTGCTGCGCCAACATATTCAACTTCAAATGGCGGATATTACATATTTGATGGAAGCACACAATTTGGAGAAGTCCCAGATGGGTTTGATAATTTCACAGCTGGAATAACTATAATGGCATTTGTAAACTTTGGAACAGGAAACTTATGGGAAAGACTTATAGATTTTGGTAATGGCACACAAAGTAATAATATTCTTATTACAAGAGCTGGAACAACAACAAATTTAGCCTTTGAGCTATATAATGGAGTAAGTCAACCAATAAGTTTTTCTAATTCCTTGATAAACGGAATAATAAACAATCAATGGATGTTTGTAGTGGCCCGTTTAGATGGAACAAATTATCGGTTAGGAAATCAAAATGGTAGCAACTCTGGGGCGTCCTCAGTTTTACCAACTAACATCCAGCGAACAAATAACTATATTGGAAAAAGTAACTGGCCTGATGATAGCCTCTTTGGAGGTAATATGGGCATAGTTGCTATCTACAAATCGGCTTTAACAAATCAACAAATTACAGACTTCTTTGACTTATTCAAGAATAGATATTTTACTGTGCCAGCGCCAGTTATAACAACTATTACTGGAGCAAATCAATCTATGATAGTAAATTTTACACAAGCTGTATCAGATATAACAATAACAAATTATAAATATTCCACTGATAATGGGGTCACTTTTGCAGAATTAGATCCGCCAAATACCAGTAGTCCTATAATTATAACAAAAATATCATCAGATGGAGTTACTAATTTAACTAATGGAAATTCATATGATGTAATTATACGGGCTGTAACAGCTATTGGAACAAATCCAATATCAAATATGGTATCTGCCACTCCAAATGCTACGATTGTTCCATTTACAACAGTAGGTACAACAACCTGGACAGCCCCCGCGGATATAACTAGTATACAATATGTAGTTGTAGGTGGAGGTGGTGGTAGTGGAGCAACACACGATGGCGGAGGTGCTGGTGGAGGAGGAGGTGGTATGGTTCTAACAGGAACTTTCTCTGTTACTCCTGGAAATGCCTATAGTGTTATAGTTGGTGATGGCGGTGCTGGTGGAATCAGTTATTCTTCTGGTAGTCCTGGACCTGGCGGAATTAGAGAAACTGATGGAAGTCCAGGTAATAATTCTGAATTTGATACTATTGTAGCGCTAGGAGGAGGTGAAGGATATAGAAGTCGTTTTAATGGAACTGGAGATGGCGGCGCTGCAGTTACTGACCCTAACACAGCATCTATTGGAGGATATGGTGGTTCATTTAATAATGGTGGAGGCGGAGGTGGAGGAGATTCAGCGGCTGGTTCAAATGGTACACTAGGTGGGACAAGAAATGGTGGTCCTGGTGGTTCAGGCACAACAAGTAATATTTCAGGAGTTTCTGTAACATATGGCATAGGAGGAAATGGTGGAAGAGCACAAGCAAATGATCCCGCTGAACCAGGAGCTAATAATACAGGAAATGGAGCAAATGGTCCTGGAATTGGGTTTGCTAATCAAAGAAATGGAGCGAAAGGTGGTTCAGGTATTGTAATACTGAAATATTAAAAAATACTAATATTTAATTTTCTTTTATAATGATGTATCATTTGGGGGTGTAAGCAAGCGCTCGTATTCCTTATTTATTGTTATTTAGATAAATGCCAAATTAAGAATATCTTTATAACTTTTATTCAGATCTTGAGCTAAGTTTACCGTATCATTATTTGCCGGATTCAAATAAGGATACTGTTCATACAATTCATTTAATTTATTTTTTGCTTGATTAAGTTTTTCCAGCAATGTTAATTTTTTTGACGAGGAAGATTTCCAGACAATATTTTCAGTTTTAAATTCAATTCCAAATCTATCTCCGTGATTTCCATTTGGTTTAATATACCAAACATGTTTTGGTAAATCATCTGGTTGTATTCCGCAATTTTCAGGAAGTTGAACAATATTTCTTGGCTTTTTCTTTTGATTTAAATTTTGCTCTGTCTGTGAAATAATTCTTAGATTTTCTTTGCGATTATCTAAAGGATTGCGATTAATATGATCTACAGATACAGTCGCACCTTTTCCTGGAAAATCTAGGCGGTTCATAATAAAACGATGTAATAATAATTGTTTAGCACCATCATCTGTTGGAAAGTAGCATGATATATAACCAGCCGTTGTTACATGCCAACTCTTTTGAGATACTTTTTCATAGTCTTCCCCATCAATTACAAATTTAATATCACCTTTAATAGATTTAATACGACCCATATAGTATATTTTATCTTTGTATAAAACTTTTTCATAAATAATAGGAATTGGTTTTCTACCAACTTTTTGATTCATTTCAAACTTTTATAAAAATAGAAATGAATTAATTAATCAATTTTATATTTTTAGATAACTAGGACAACCAAAACACAAAAACTGTAAGAGCAATTGTATAAGGAAGGTGCTTAGTTACTAAATGCAAGTCCGCCCATACCGCTCATGATACGGAGCACGTTGTAGTTGGTGGCATACACGCGCACGGTGGAGCTGGTGGTGGCGCCCACGGCGTTGTTGGACACGGTCAGCAACAGGGTGGTGTTATCAATACGGGACAAGTTGCAGGTGCCGCTGGGTTGGTGTTGCTCGGGTTGTAGGGCGAAGGAATACACGTTGATACCCACGGCAGGGATGTTGGTGTGGTGTTGGTAAGGTTGCACCCAGTTGAAGTAGTTGCCGTCACGCACAGAGAATCTGTCGTGGC